AAGCTTGGTTCTCTCAAGAAGCTCACCAAGGCCGAGAAGCAGCAGCGCCTAGCAACGATCCTCGCTGACAAGGCAAGCGGTATGCATCGCCTTGGCCAGGGAATGATCGGCCCGATCCAGATCCGTATTCGATATGAAGGCATGGTTCGGAACGTCCTCCTAGAGGACACCCTAGAGCGCGGCCCGCTCATGCCGTACGACATCCTGGACGATCTTGGCCAGGCGTACATCCTCAACCAGACCGACGCCGAAGTCAAGGTACAGGTCTTCGAAGGCAAGCAGGCCTTCCCGTTCCTCTTCCGCATCGCCTCGTTCCCACGAGTCCGAAAGGAAGACCTCTACTACCTCCGCGTCAACGCGGTAGAGTACGCGCAGGACGAGTCCCGTCAGGCAATCCAGAAGCAGGAAGACTACAAGCTCATCCTTCTTCTTGAGACGGCGATCACCGACTACGGCGCAGCAGGTCAGGTTCCGGTCGGCGGTATTCAGACCGGTATCTCGGCAGGCCCGTCCGGGCACACCAACGAGAAGACAGTCCTCATCGGAGCTAACAACCCGACTGAGCCGACCGACTTCTACTCGGCAGTGTCGATGGTCGAGATCGAGCAGCTAGAAGCTTCTCGCGTCCTCATCCACCCGCAGGATCTCCGAGACCTCTACACCTGGGACATCAACGTCACCGGTTGGACGTTCAAGGATAAGGTCTTCGCTGGTGAGAAGATCACCCAGTTCGGTGAGTTCCAGGTTCAGAAGTCGGTCATCGTGCCGCAGGGCGAGATCTTCCTCGCCGCTGACCCAGAGTTCGTCGGAGTCTTCCCCGTCATGTACTCGCTAGATGTCGAGGAGAACCACCTTGTCGAGCAGTTCTACAAGGGCTGGGTCATGGACGAACTGATCGGAATGCTCATCCTCAACGCTCGCGGTCTTGCTCGCGTCATGAAGCAGGATTCGTACGCAGCGTCGGGTGTCATCACCAACATCGCGAATCGTGGTCTGTACGCCTAACCGATTCGCCCTTCAACAGGCACTTGAGAAGCCCCGGCAACGGGGCTTTTCTTTTGCTTGCCAGATTTGGCAAGTATCTACTTTTTGGCAAATAGTCCGATGAATCTAGAGTGAAGTACAGAGTCTTGAAAGACCATGGAGTGCTCATGCCCTGGCGGACGATCAGAGCGGCCAAGAAGGCCGGTGTCCCCCTCTCTCTAGCATGTGCCCTGCTGGTCACAGGAGCGCCCTGGAGGCAACGGCAGCGGATTCTTGGTCTATCCCTCGTTGGCGGACTGATCGAAGCTAAGAATGTCCAGGGGGCGGCTAGAGAGATCTCCCAGGATCCCCAAGGATTGCTTGAGACAATGGCCTACTTCAAGAGACTCGGCATCGACTAGATAAGTGGTACACACCACGGCCTCCCGCATATGCGGGAGATGACATAGATCCAAGGAGGATCGAACTATGGCAACCCCACGTAAGGCAACCACCAAGAGCACCACCACCAAGCCCCGAACACGCAAGCCCGCTACGCGCAAGCCTGTTACTCGGAAGCCCGCCGTCAAGGCAGTGGCACCGGTAGTAGAGGAGACAGAGGTCGAAGAAGCGCCTCTTCCGCGTCGGGCACGACCCAAGGTCACAGGCGCAACGATCCGCAACCTTCGCGGCGCAGTCGTCCATCTCCGCCTCTTCTCGAACAATCCCGAGAAGCCCTACCGCATTGCTCTTGAGCCTCGCGGCACCAACGGCGACACCTGGACGATTCCTCACGACCTCACCGATGACCCGACCTTCCTCAAGGCCATCGATGTCCTCGTAGAGGTCATCACCCCGGCCGAGGAGCGAGCGTTGAAGCTCGACTACACTCCAGGCGGTTACCAGGGTCGCACAGACGCACCTCGCGTTGAGCGCCCCGAGGACACCACCATCATGGTGGCGGACAACTACGACGGTAAGGCTCGTCAGGTTCCGACTGATCGTGGGATCGCCCGCAAGCAAAACCTGCGGAACGATCCGAACGAGAACGTCGGCCAGCAGTTCGCTGACCTGCCAGGTACCGACCAGGCTCTGCATGCAGCACTTCGAGCAGGACAGTCGGCACTTCCACCCGAAGCAACCTTTGACCGTGGTCGAGTTCAGATCGAGCGCGTCAGAGGCGACCGCAACATTTAGCCATGTTCTCGCTAAAGAAGTGGTTCCGACCTGATCCGGTTGTGTTCAGCCCTGAGCCGGTCGTTGATCCGATTGAACCAGACAACCCTGAGTTCTTGTTCTTCGTGCCTGCAAGCTGGGAGGAGATCGAGGCAAACACAATCCGGCCAGATCGATTGGCACATGCATCTACAGATACCACCTGGCATCCGACATCAGAAGATCTGGTCGAGGGTCGCGAGTTCGAGAAGCAATATGAACCTCGCCCATACGAGCGCGTCCTTCCAAAAGGAGCGCTCTACATCCCTCGCAAGCTCACTAAGAATGAGTATGAACTGCACCGCCTCGGTATTCAGTTGAGACGGTTGGGTCTAGATGCAAAAGTCCCTAAGGCTGTTCTGACAAAGCTCAAGGACTACGAGAAAGGGCCGCGTCGAGTAACACTAGACGCAAACGGCAAGAAGAAGGAAGTCAAAGGAACGGCCCTCAGTTGAGGGCCGTTTCTCTATTCCACTCCGCAGTTCCTAGCTGAGTAGTACCACTGATTGCCGCCGAATCTGTTGCCATTGTTCATCCAGATTAGGTAGCCGATTTGGTACTGCTGCCACGGCGTAGCATCAGCAGGATCTGACGGATAGTTCTTCGTGATGTCAGGGTACTTCATCAGCATCGTGTTCCAGGTGCCGATGTCAATCTGGAGTCCACCATGGTCAGTGGACGGGGCGCCAGTCCAAGTCGTAGTCTTGTGCCAATCGACCGACTCATGTCGATGAATGCAATGTGCTTCGTTCATCCAAGCTCTCGTAGGTTTGAGAGCGTTGCTTGCGTGTGCTGTCCCAGCAAATGTGATGGCTAGGATCATCATCGTGATTGTGAGTAGGTGTCTCATAACGTCCGCGAGTGAAACTCGACTGACAAACTCCAGACTTTCTCGCGGGGGCCTAGTGGCCAACTCCTTCCGTGGACTCAATGGAAAGACGGCTCTGCGCCGTCTCATGCATCTTATAGGTCGGAGGGGGAGGAAACTAGGCCCTCAGAAACCCGCACCAGCAGGGCCATAACTGATGCAGAGACCAACTTCCGGGGCTTTGGGTCGCGAGCGACCCGTGCAGCGGCTAGGAAGGGCCAAGGCCCTGAAGGAACACTAGATGCCATACGGTTACGAACAGCAGCCACGCACGATGATCGGCAACACGGCGCCCTTGACGGCGACGTTGTACGCGCTGGATGACGAGACGCTAGTTCCGCAAGGCAACATCTCCAGCGTTCACTTCACCGTTGTCACCCCTTCGGATGATCCTAGCACCCCGACAGTCAACAACGTTGCTGGCACTGTTGCCGCCGATGGCGTAGGCCAATACGTTGTGCCGACGACCGTCAACACACAGGCTGGCGACTACAAGGCTATCGCCACCTTTGCCTACGACGATCCCGGTGGCCTAACAGGACTTACGAAGTCAATCCCCGTGGACTACAAGGTCGATGATCCATTCGTGCGCGCAGGGATTTCACCGGCCTCCGCAGCCGTTAGCCAGGCCTGGATGTTCCTCGAAGACTGCTTCGACTCTGAGTTCGGTGGCCCTTGGCTCCGAGACATGACCAAGGCTGTCTTCGATGAAACGAAGCTCCGTGGTCTGATCCCTCAGACTCTCCTCACCATCAACGCACAGATGCCGACCACGAACTACACTGAGGCAAGCTTCCCATATGTTTCGGGCATGACTTCTTCGGGTGCCACTGAAGGAAGTGACGGTCAGGCCCTCTTCGCATTGGGTCTTCTCTGCCAGGCCGAGCGACAGTTGATGCGAGCCTATGTCGAGCAGCCTGTCCTCAACGGCTCTCCAGTTGCCTACGAAGACCGCACGCGCTACCAAGCTTCTTGGCAGGCCATGTACGCCATTGACAACAAGGAGTTCATGCACTGGCTCAACCGTTGGAAGCTTACTCAGTACGACCTCTCTTCCGGCTCGCTACTCATCGCCTCGAAGGCAGGCCGAATGTTGCCTGGCCCGATGCGGTCGCGCAATGTCGGTCGCGGTTTTTGATAACCGCTACGTGGTTTCTAATCACGTCGTACACCTAAGAAATGTGGACAAGATCTGTATCGATTGTGATAAGTCTCTAGACATCACTAGCTTCTACAAGCTCCAGGGAAATAAGGACGGATACAACGTTCGCTGCAAGGCGTGTTACAAGATTAAGTACCCGTCTCAGACAATCGACAAAGTTCTCCAACGCACATATCAAACTCGCTTGCGCAATCGTAAGTATCTTTGGACGTATCTACTCAGTCACCCCTGCGTAGACTGTGGCGAGTCTGACCCCATTGTCCTTGAGTTCGACCACGTAAGAGGCGAGAAGCATTCGGATGTAGGGAAGATGGCACACAACACGCGCTCGCTCAAATCTATCCAGACAGAGATCGACAAGTGCGATGTTCTTTGTGCAAACTGTCATCGCCGTCGCACAGCGCGATCTCAACAGTGGGACAAGGCGGTAGCATTCTAAGTGCCCTACAATAAGCTCAATAGGAACTACGGGCCGCCCAATACTCCACAGGATGTGCGGCGTCGGCGTCAGTCGATCATGGACGCGATCCTCCGTGTCGGCCAGCCCGTCTTCCATCGTCACGTCTATGGACTCCAGGACGTAGACTCCAGTGTGGCCAAGAAGTGCCCGGCTTGTTGGGACGAGGCCTACAGTCAGACCCGCTTCGACTGCCCCGTGTGCTATGGTCAAGGGTTCGTTTCAGTAGAGAACAACCCCGACACGATCTGGATTACTCAAGCAGGCCTGCTTATTGAGCAGTCTTCTCCTGACTCTGGCTGGATCCGCGCCCCACGCTACGGCGGCTTCGGCAAGCCCACCTTGACCTACGTCATTCAGCCCGACATTGCTGTCGATGTCTTCCGACTCAACGATATCGGCGCGCTCGTGCAGCAGTATGACTCAAAGGCATTTGCTCCGTGGAACCCCACGATGGGCGACAACGACATCCTCATCGATGTCGATCTCTGGAACGGAGATGACTTCACGAATCAAGGCGAGTACGACCGCTTCTCGATCAAGATGGCTGAGCAGATGACGGTGCGCGGCCAAGGCAAGAACAACCATGGCTCCAAGCTCGGCCAGCCCTTCCTCTTTGGGCAGACCTTCGAGATGACTAAGGTGCCCCTTCACAACGTTCTCAACAACGTACCGGCTGATGAAATCTGGTACTAGCCCGGAGCTAACTCGCAGCACGAAGAGGCTCATGACATTGGCAGTTCGCATGGCCAATCAGCAGATGCGAGTTCAGATCCTTCCGCAGTTGTCATACACGAATAAGCACGTCGAGCGGTCGTGGAATCCCTTGATGTCAGATTCGGCAAACCTTACCGAACTCAGCATGCGACTACGCATGCCAGATGACCTTGTAATCCAGCTACTGCAAAATGGCTCGCTAATGAGCCAAGTTGACGAGATCATCGATGACGCAATCTTCGATGCGCTCAACAGAAATGTCGAGATCGAGAACACGTCCTTCGTAGCGGCTGTTCTCCGCGACCTAGTAAGTGAGGACTCAGAGTGGCAAACGGAATCAGAACAACCGATCTAAACGTTTCGTCGTATAGGCGCCTAGTCGTACGGTCGATCATCCCTGCGCTCGCGTCGGTCTTCAACGCCTACACCGAAGAGCGGCAGCTAGCTGGCCTACAGATCACCAACCAGTACCCCAAGAAGGAGCAGGACTATCCCTGTGTTGTTGTGGAGTTCCATGGAGGATCGGTACAACGCGCTGGTGTCGGCCACGTCGAGATCTTTCAAGACGAGACTGGTGTCGTACGCAAGTGGCTCCACAACCTCTTCCGTGGGAGTCTCAACCTTCATTGCTACGCGCTCTCATCCCTCGACCAGGACATCTTGGCCGATGCAGTGATGGACATCCTCACCATGGGTACGATCTACGGTGACCCCAACGACCTCTTCTGGAAGGCGATCTACGGTGACCCTAACAGCACGACCGTGCTCTTCCTGCTTTCGCAGTTGATGCTGAACCTCGATGAGATCTCTGACTCGGGTGTGTCAGTAGCGGTGCCATCATGGCGCGCCGAGGATCAACTCATCTATTCGTCTGTGCTATCATTGGAATGCAACGGCGCGTACTACAACACCGTCCCCGACATCACCTACGATTACATCACAGGTGTCACCCCGTCGACATATCCTGAAGGCGATGTCACGATCACGCTGCCGCTGGCCAATAGCCATGGCCCGATCACCAACCCGCGTCAGTTCTACGACGACAACGAGCAGCAGGATCCGACAAAGCCCGCCGACCCGTTCCAGCCCAATACGCTCAAGGGCGTGGCCGTCATTTCCGGTGCCGAGTCTAAGAGCTAGAAAACACTCGTGCGCGCTGTAGTAAGCAGTGAGATCCACGTCCCTGGAGAAAACCTTTGACCCTAGCATATGTAAAGCCCGGCGTTTCGATCACGGAAGTAGTCTCCCCGTCCTTTTCGCCGTTGCTTCTCAACCCCACCAGCATCGGTATCGTCGGTGCTTCTCAGGGTTTCGCGCCGAACACAGAAGTCTTCGTACTCGCTGACAACGCCGAGCAGCAGCTTGCCCTCTTGAATGTCGATATCACAACACTCTCTGTCGTAGACGCTTCGAACATCATCTCTTCGCCGTTTGTTGCTGGCACCGACTACACCATCGACACATCTCTTCTCGCGACAACGGGCGCTGTCTCGCTCAAGCGCGCAATGCAGACCACCATCTCCAACGGCCAGCAGGTCGTTGTCTACTTCGAGAACTCTGGCTCGCCTGTACAGTCGGACGCACATAGCGTTCGCATCACCCTCAACAATCTCCTGAGCGTTATCCCGGCCAGCGTCGCCTCTGGCACAGTGGCGGCCAGCATCGTCGTTCAGTCCGAAGGCAAGGCGCCCTCTGGGGACTACACCATCTCGGGCAACGGTGGAGCTACCCCGACGATCACCTGGCAGTCAGGCGCAACCGTTCTTCGCAAGTTCCAGCAGGTCTACATCGACTACACAATCGCAAGCGTGCCGACCACAGATGCTGTCTTCCAGCTAAACAACAACTCGGCTGTCTCTCTGCCCGCAAACGCTACGGTCGTAAACGTCAAGAATGCTCCAGGCGCTAGCACAACCGTCAATGCCGTCACCTACCAGAAGGGCACCGGCACCACGCTCGACTACATCATCACCGGCTCCGGCGCAACGACTTCTATCGCTCGTTCGGCGGGTAGCACAACCATGGGCGTTTCGAACGACAAGCTCACCGTCCGAGTGACCTACCAGGCAACGCCGACAAGCTACTGGCTTCCGACTCGCTGCTTCTCTCAGGGCGATGTCGAGAACAAGTATGGCCCGGCTTTTGACTCGCAGGGCAACATCCTCAACGAGCTTTCCTTCGCGGCCAACATCTGCTTCCAGAACGGCGCAACAAGCGTCATCTGCCAGGCTGTCTTCACCGAGGGTTCGCCTCGCACTCAGACCACCGGGATCACGACCGACTGGGTGAACACGCTCGTAAACCTACGAGACATCGAGGATCTAAACGTCCTCGTTCCTGCGATCCCGCAGGGTTCAAACGACGGCTTTGCTCTCACCATCCTCGGCGCGATTCAGAACCATGTCAACTACATGGCTCAGAACCAGAACCAGTACCTCATCGCGATCTGCGGCGAGGACTCGACCTCGGGCGCGTCCGCCTCCGAGGCAACTCTTCAGGCACACGGAGCTTCTGTTGGCTCAGGCGCAGTTGCCGACTCGATGGTGCTCGTCTCGCCAGCATCCTTCTCCTTCCCCAACCCAGTCAACGGCAAGCAGTCTCTCATGGGTGGCCAGTTCGCAGCGGCCGGTGTGGCTGGCATGCTAGCACGCTACTCGGTACAGACCTCTCTTACCCGCAAGATCCTCTCGGCCATCGTCTCGATCAACGACACTCGTACTGAGATCAACAAGAACGCCGACGCGCAGGCAGGCCTGCTTGTCATCGAGGCTAAGCGCGGACGCATTCAGATCCGCGACGCAATCACGACTTCGCAGATCAACCTTGCAGAGCAGCAGCTAAATGTCGTTCGAGCGAAGCACTTCCTCATGGCCAATGTCGTGCAGGCCATTGATACTCAGGTCATCGGACAGATCCTACTCGACGCCGATGCGACCTTCAAGGTGCAGCTTCTCATCACAGCCGTTCTTCAGCAGATGCAGAACCAGGGCATCATCGTTTCCTACGATGCGATCCAGGTCATCCGCGATCCGAACATCGCAACGGCCCTCGATGTCCAGTTCTCGTACCTCCCGGCCTACGCGCTCAATCAGGTCTTCATCACGTTCTCCCTCGACTCCTCGCAGGGCGTAACGTTCGACACGACCACCAACTCCAACATCCAGGGAATCTAAGAGATGGCTAACACGACCTCGACAATCATCGATCAGCCTCAGAACTTCCGCGTAGGCGGCTCCGGCTTTACCGCATTCTGGTGGCTGGGACAGCCGATTGCTTTCGCGCAGTCGGTAGCCAACCAGTCTCCGCAGCCGGTCGCGGCTCCAGTGGCCATCCAGCCGCTCGATCAAGAGTACCCGATGCAGATCCTCGTACCTGCGGCCATCGGCCCAGGTACCTTGCAGGTTCAGCTATTCGAGCTTTACGGTTCGAAGGTCTGGGACACGATCATGGCGATCACGGACTCCTCGATTGCGAACCAGGCTGGCTCGCTTCCGCGATACAACGACCTTGCCGAGGTCTTCCTTCGCCTCTCCGGTCTTGGCACTCCAATCAACGCTTCGAAGATCATCTACCCACCGAACACAGGTCTTCGTGGTGGCCCGAAGGTGCGTCACTTCGCCGAGCTTTACCACAACATCATGATCACGGATATCCGCGATGACGAGACGATTCAGATCGGCACGATGGAAGTCGTCAAGAACATGACGATCCAATACACTCGCATGACCCGCGAGTCTGAGACCACCTCCTAACACATCAGAAGTGCCGCTTTAGGCACAACTGTCGGCTTTGCGCATCATATTTGGCGCATTAGACCGATCACTCAGCTATGTCTACCCCAACGCCAGAGCTAGATGCAGATCTGCTCTATACCCTCGACAACGACGAGGAGACCGGCGCCTTGCTTGTCAATGCCGTGGAGGCAGACGAGTTTGACCCCAGGCACTCCAACGACGTTGAAGGCCTCCTCTTCCTCGGGAAGCTGACACACAATGCCGAGATCTTCGGGCATTCATTCATCCTCAAGACCTTGACACGGGGCGAGAGACTTGCTACATCGCTAATCGTCAAGGAGTACGAGGGGACTCTCGGTGAAGCCGATGCCCTTCAGACAGCTACGGTTGCAGCATCGATCTTGACCGTAGATGGCCGACCGCCAAGCTTCGCACTCACTCCCGAAGAGAACTCTCCCTTGGCTCGCATTCGAGCAAACTTCGCGGTTGTGACCACCTACTACGATCCGATCATCGAGACCCTGTGGGCCGAATACGGAAACCTCCTGATTCGACAGGTGGCAGCGTTCCAGGCGATGCAGGGAAAATCGACAGCGAGTCGTCGTACGTTCTAGCCCTTAGTCGGCTCGCTAAAGAACAGGGCCTCCTCGTGGGGGATTTGAACGAGATTCAGACTCTCGCGCTTTTGGCCGTGCTCAGAGCCGACGAAGACGAGAAGGATGAGAAGGAGTGGAGAGACTTCCGCTCGATGATCTTTGCAATGCACCCGGCCGAAGGAAAGCTCCTGCTCGACGCCATCGACAAGGCACGCGACGATACGGCCTTGGCGGAGCACAACCTGGCCGAGTTCGCGCCTGCACTCACAGACGAAGAAATGGAAGGGTACGTCCCGTTCTCGGATCAGGAAGCCGAAGAAGCCATTGCGCTCCTGAGACGCTTCGGAGTTGCTAGCGTAGGTCAGTAGCCCAACTTTCCGTTCTGACGCGGGAGACGGGCGCTGAGGGCCTTAGAGAGGCCTTCTGAGGGCTAGGTGTGGAGCGCTGCGCTCACCAGCACGATCAGGATGAAAAGAGCGATAACGCTCATGATCATCGCAGGGTGGTACTTCTTGTAGTAGTCGTGCTCCTTCGGCGGCCGAGGTTCCCACTCTGGATTGAAGAAGAGCTTGTAGCCATCGTGGGTCTCGGGGGCATGAACAGCGATAACGCGAGGGTGCCCATTGTGGTCGGTCTGTTGCCAATAGCGCTGAGAGTCCCAATGGGTCGCCGGTTTCGCTGTTTTCATTGCCTCCTGTCTCTCTGTTGGTGAAAGTTTCATCTCTTCCTTTTCGGTCGGGATCTTGCCTGTAATCAAAGGATAGCCCCTTTCGAGCGAAAGTCAAGTCAATGCCTTCAACACCCGGCAGAACGAATCGCATCGAGGTCGATCTCAAACTCCTTCAGGATGGCAACATTCAGAAGCTCAAGGAGTTCGGCGCTCAGTTCGACAAGTCCGTTCTAGCTCTAACAGACACCCTAAGCACCTACGCTGACCGGCTGGCCGGTATTGTCGGCGTGGAGGGTGGATCTGGTGCAGGAAAGCCGGGGCCAGATGCTACAGTAGCCAAGCCTTCGGTACTGGCTACTCGCCAAGGTGGCACAGAAGCCCCGACGCTTGTCAATGCCCCTCCAGGATCTCCTCCTCAGTCACCTGGTGGTGGATCGATTGCCGACCAGGGCGGCGTAGAGAATGGGCCAAATGCGCCTAGGATTGCCACCGGCCCTGGGACTGGACTTCCAGGGATTGAAGAGCAATACGTTCGAGCACAGCGATACATTGGCTCTGTGCCGGTCGGTCTTCGTCAGACTCTAGGCTACATCGCCGAGGGGCAGTTCTACGGACAGTCACCTGAAGAAGCCAAGGATGAGTTTGGCAATGTGATCCTTGACGAGCAAGGCAGAACAACCTACAAGAGAGACGAGTTTGGACATCTCCAATACTCCGCCGCAGGTATCGGCCCATTCAAGCTCAGTCAGCAGACCGCCCAGAGCATCAGCAACAACCTACAGCTTGGACAGTCTATTGGCTCGAATGCCGGGTTGCTCATGCAGCACTTCAGCAACATTCGCTCGGGAATCCTCGGCTATACACAGACCGGTATGAACCTCGGCGCTCCTAGAACTGACTCTGGATTCTGGGGTGGCATTGAGGGTATGCTCGGTGGCATCGGCGGCCCTGCCTTCCGCATGGCGGCTGGTCAAACCTGGGACGCCCTGAAGAGTTCAATGTTCGGAGTCGATCCGAACTTCTCGCCACAGCAAGCGCAGCAGGTCAAGCAAGCAATCCAGGGTTATGGCTACGGATCAGGCGGCACCTACAACTGGCTTTCCGACTCACTCAAGAGCTTGTGGATCCATCAGAACATCACGCCGGACGCAGCCATGTCCGTGCTCGATCCTTCGATCCGCTTCGGTGGCTCGGAAGACCTTAGCCAGTTGACCGACATCCTCCAGGCGATCCCCGGCGCGGCCAAGGCTGCGCGCATGAATCTCCAGGACTTCACGGCTGCGCTCGTGCAGACAGCCCAGTCGGTCTCCCAGACCACTGGCATGACGGTCGCCAATGCCGCGTCGGGGATCATGGCCTACTCGACCGTCACAGGCCTCAACCCCGCAGAGGCGCAGACGCTGATGAGCAATCCTCAGAACTACCTCCTAGCTTCAGGGATGACTGGCCAGTCGATCTGGCAGTTGACGGCAGGGCACAACAACATGGCGCCCCTCATGTCGTTCGGGATGACACAGTTTGCTCAGTCCGTCGGCAATCTCACTCCTGCCCAGATCGCAGCAGGTCTCAAGGCCCCGAAGAACTCCGCAGCGTATCAGCAGGCGAATCAAGTCATGTCCCGAGCACAGCTTCTCTATCTCCAGAACCCTCAGATCTTCGGAGGACAGTCTCCGCGTGAAATGCTCAACCAGGGTCTTCGTGCCGGAAGCTGGCAGGGAGTTCTCAATCGCGTCTCCGTCGTACAGCAGCTAGAAGCCGACAACACCTCGAAGCACATCGACTTTGCCAACTTGATCGGCAAGTATGGCGGCACGGTGAAGCAGAAGGAGAAGTGGGAGTCAGACATGGAAGCGGCAATGGGTCATGTATCTGCGAAGGGTAAGACGCAGGCCGAGTACCAGCAGGCTCGGACACAAGCTGCGCGCAAGAAGCTCCTGGCCGACTTCCAGGGCGCGGCGGGTCAGGCTGGCAAGAAGGCTGCGGAGAAGATCACGATTGGTCTGACCGGCGATGGTGCGCGATGGTTCAAGATCATGGAGGCCGCTTACGGATCGGGCAACAAGTCCGATACAAACCAGTACAAGAAGGCGGCGGCCTATGCTCGACACGCCATGAACAATGACGCTCTTGACCGGGCAACGAACTGGACTGAGAACGAAGCAGTAGACATTGGTCGTCGTGGGGTCGATAGCATCGCAAACCTCTTCGGATAAATGAGCCTCAAGCCAACTACCCCAGGATCTCAAAGCACACCGCTTTCGGGGATTGACGAAATCTCCCTGCCAGTGAACGCCGTCCTGATTTTCTCCCACCCAGCAGTCAAGAGAAACGGCAGAGTTAGTCCCCTTTACATTTACTCCGGCGCCACAGCTATCCAGTGGGCTTACACCCTGAACACGAAGACGACACCCACCGTTGGCGGTGAGGTTGTCCAGATCTTGTCGTCGTCAGCAGGGCCGATCAACATTCAGGGGCAGACGGCAGGACTCTCAACCACGAAGGGTCGTAAGCTCGATGACGACCGCGTAGGTGGTTGGGTCGATCAAGGCCAGCGTAAGGCCTACGGCCCGAATCATGAGTTGAAGGCTATCGTGGAATGGTTCCGTGACTACATGGAGGTCGCAGGATCGAACACAAGAGGGAACGTCCGCCGAGACGAGCGGGCTATTGACTTCAAGTACCCCGAGCGCAACTGGCACTTCAAGATTCAGGTCACGAACCTCTCTGGCTTCCGGTACGACTCCACTGTCATCAGTCCCATCTGGTCGATCACCGCCGAGATCGTCACCGACAACGCGCTCGACTACTTCCAGGGTGCTACGATGTCAAGCTTTACCGACAACCTGATTTCCAACGTCGCCGTGTTGGGCAAGGTCGGCCTCTCGGCCTTCGGGAACTCAGGCACCGAGACTAGCAATGCCGCCTTTGGCAACACAGGAGACTTTGGATCGAGCGACCCTTTCCTCAACCCCGAACTCTCAACCAACCTGACTTCGGCTCGACAGTTCGGAGACAACTTCCAGCGCCTGGTTGCGGCCTGGTCGTCCGGGGACACCAACTTCGTACAGGGCGCATTCGGCGCCTTGGCTGACAACCAGGGAAACCCGAAGAATGTCGATCAAGTCTACCAGTCGATCTTCGGCTCGAACTTCATCTCGGGTCAAACCTCGGGCACCGGCACGTCGGGTAGTGGTCAGCAGGTCGTCGGCTCAGACCCTGGCACGACTTCTAGCAACAATAGCCTCACCTCAGCAGGCATCGCTGGTCAAATCAACCAGGCATTCTTGGCCGTTGGCATTCCTGGATACCTGGGTGTGGCTGTCGCACTCCAGGAATCTAGCCTCAATCCAGATAGAACTCAGCAAGACTGTAACGAGAAGGCTTGTGGCATCGGACTATTCCAGGTCTCTGGTGATGGATCTGGTGCTGATAATCAAGAAGCTGTCCTTCAGGCAGGCATCCATCGAGTCTACAACTCCACAAGCGGCAATATCACTCCGTACTATTCCATCGGCCAGCAGATTCAGGCCGCCGCTGGGTGGTTCACCGCCGCAGCCAAAGACATTGGATTTGATCCTATGAGTGCTACTCCAGACCAACTCGCACTTCTCGCATACACGGCACAACGACCCCATGACCAATCGGCCTACGAAGCAGCTATTCTCGGTAAGCTAAGTCAGGCCAAGGAGTTGATCGGCTCAGCCGCCGTGCAGGCAGCCGCGTCGGGCTTTGTCTCTTACGACCAAGGCGATCCGCGCTGGGCATCGCATCCGATCTACTCGGGGGGCGACACGATTGGCGGAGCAGGCTGTGGCCCGACTTCGGCCGCCATGGTCATCGCCACGCTTACCGGCAAGGCTGTCACTCCGATCCAGACCGGCGACTACATGACACAGAACAACGGCTTCGCCGCGGGCAAAGGCGCATCTACCGCAGGACTCGAAGCGGTCTGCCAGAGCTATGGACTCAACGTGCAAACGTTGTCGTCGTGGGATCAGGTCAGCCAGATTCTTCAGCAGGGCGGCCTAGTAATCAGCGGAGGCCATGGAGATCCGTCGGGGTCGCCGCCGTATGTCTCGGCCGGGCACGTCGTTGTCTTCCGTTCGATTGCCTCAAACGGCAACATCATCGTCGGCAACCCAGCAGGCAACTTCCCCAACCCATCGGGCGGCTTCCCGCCTCCCATCGCAGGCATGCAATACATGATCGGAGTCACGAAGTAGTGGCCATTCAGCCAGCATCAACCATCAGAACTTCAGGCGTTGTCAAGAACCCCAACGCACCATTTCGGCTCAGCGCTCAGCCGCCGCCGTTTCGCGCCACGGGTCGAGGATACTTCAACAAGCTCCCGTACTTCCCAGCCGGTTCGTCCAACGCCAACGGGTCGCTGCTCAATCTCGCCACGGGGATCAACGACCTTCAGAAGCACTACCTCTTTGTGAACTCCGTGGAGACAGGATGGACTCTTGCTGGCGAGACCACCCAGACCCAAGGGTCGCGCAGCTTCTATCCTCGCAACCTCTCCCAGGACGAACTCATCATCGAGGGAATGGTGGCTTCTCAATACGAGTACGACAAGCTCGTGCAGTTTGTTCTTCACCATCACACGTCGCAGTTTACGGCTGTCAATCTCAACAACACCCTGGACGGCGATGGCAACTATCCTGGTGTGATCTTCACGCTCTTCAAGGCTGCGAACGCCCAACTAAACACCTTCTCTCAGATGCAATACATGGTGGTCATCACAGACGTTTCGGCTGGCGCGAAGCAGTTTCAAATGGCAGGCATCCCGTGGCAGTTGACCTGCAAGGTCGTCTACGACTATCTACAGAAGCAAGTCAATGTTGAAACTGAGATCGAGACCACCGTCACCAACGCTCAAGTTTTTGGCGCTGTCTCGAATCCAACTCCTTCTCCAGGCTGGGTCGCCGATGAGCAAGCGGTCACGGTGTCTGCCGAGCAAACACTCAACTCTGACGGTACCAACTCCGACAGCACGAACGTAGCGACGGGGACGTAATGAAACGATTGATCTATGCGCCCAAGGTGTATATCTTCATCCGCTCCTCGAACCTCGGGGGGCGGGTGTACGACGTATCCTCCGATGTCGTCTCGGGGTCGGTTACCCAGAACCTCAACGAGGTCTCAACCGCGAGCTTCTATCTCCGCAACCGCTATCAGAAGTGGATCCGAGACCCATCGTCGGGCAACCGCTCAATCTTCTTGCCGATGGATCTTGTGACCATCTGGCTTCAGCGTGTCTCGGGCAAGCCGATCCAGGTCTTCACCGGCTATCTCGACTCGGCCCCGTACTATCAAGCCTACCCCGGAGACGCCTTCTTCGAGGCCACTTGTACGCTCAAGAAGCTCGCCTACACATGGTTCGATCCGGGCCTGCCGTTCTTCCAGCAGTGGATGATGTCCACAGACGGCTGGACGTACGATGTCTCAACCGGCGAAGCTATCAACCCTCAGTATCAGCTAACAGGTCAACCCGTAACAACCGCAGGGCCAGGTACGGGTCAAACAGCCTCGCTCAACGACGGTGGCTTTGCCGATCTTTTGGGTCGCTTCATGACCGAGATCGCGGGCTGGTCTGGTGACGACATCTTGATCTCCTCTCTCCCGGCTAACATCCCGAAGATCGCGGCTAAGCTCTACACCAACATCGAGACCCAGACCGAGGTAGATCTGACCACTCTGTCCAACTTCATGAGTCAGGCTCTTGGAGTCTCGGGGTGGGGATCGCCTACTACGACCCAATCCACTACCTCAGGCGGCACAGCTATCCAGGGCAATCAAGTCGTCAGCATCACGGGCGAGATCGCATCTGTTGCCTCCCAGGCGAACGTCCCAACTCTAGTTTGCATCTTCGCTGCTCTGTGCTTGTCGAGTCTCAAGCCAAGCTTCTCGGGCGGCCCCGGCAAGGGCGTCGGCAACAACTGGGGCTATGGACTCTACGCACTTCAGCCACCGAACATCACAAGCGTGTCTCCCCTAGGCGGTACTACTCCTGGGGTGACCAATCAGGTTGGCGGCGTTTACGCCACGACTATTGAGGGCTACACACCCGAGCAGCTTCTCGACCCGAGCACATCGACCAGCGTCTTCTGCAAGCTTCTCAACCAGAATCCAGGCTCTTGGGTACAGGGAGCGCGCAACAACAACCAGGCCTCGATGGTGCAATGGATTGAGCTAGCCATTGGGAGAGACCTTCCGAGTGGACTTGACCTCACCTCTCTCTTCAACCAGGCCAAGCAGCTAGCGCAAACTAGCAACGTAGTTGTGCCCACCCAGTCGCCGTCGGCCGAGGTAGATCCCTCCTCGGTAACATGGTCAGATCCTATCGTTCAAAATCTGCTAAGCGCTTCTCCTCGTGACTCATCTATTCAGAGCAAGTATTATGCCTCTTCTGTTGATTGGATGTCAGCCCTATATATGCGCGCAAAGACGATTTCTCCTAACATCCAACTCTCAACTTGGACTGGGCAGCCCAATGACAGCATCCTTTTCACCGGCTCTCTTTCAGACTTGAAGGCACTCTTCACAAGTCTCCAGGGAACTGACCCTCAAAACGCCAACATCGACATAGTGCAGTTCCAGTCGAGCAATACCACATCTGTCCTGTATCAGGGAGCACTGTCATCCAGTACATCCAGCACGCCCATCACCGGTATCACAGCACAACCATCACTGGCAATCGTTGAGTCATCTAAGCCCCCCTCAGGCACAACCATCTCGGGATCGATTGGGGGCGGTACTGACACCTCAGCTACCACCACCTCAGCTACGACTGCCTCTTCTGTAGGTCAGACTCCGGGCGGCTCGACCTTCGAGCAGATGGCAGCCTTCTCAGCTAACGCAGCCTTTGCGGCCAACTTCTCCTTCCCTGCTGACTACCTCTTGGCTACCAACCTCACGGGTGACCGCGCCCTCATGAACGACACCTCCTGTCTCGATGCAGTGACGCAGTTTTGTCAGGCCTCCCTGCGCGCTTATCGATCTATGCCCGACGGTCGCTTCTTGGCCTTCTACCCCGACTACTTCGGCGCGCAGCGCCAGGCCTACTGGAGCATCAAGAACATCGAGATCATTGACTTTGGTATTCAGCTAAACGACGAGTCCTTGGCCACACATGTTTACGTCATAGGCGACACCTTCGACGGCGACGGCACAATCTCCGACTACGACGAGATCTCGACTCGCGGTGTGGCCACAATCAACCAAGCCTTCATGCTTGACTCCTTCATCGAGACCTATCAGCCTCCGACCGATGCTAAGGGAACCGCAACACAGCAGTCTCTAGGGCGTCTGTCTGACGCACAGGCCTTTCTCCAGCACTATGGCGCTCGACCCCATGAGGAAGAGCAGCCGCTGATTCGCAACACCTTCTACGAGTTCTTGATGGCTTGGCAGCGCTTCATGCAGCTATGGGCAAGCCAGTTCGCCACCTCGGCCAGCTTCACCTTCCAGCCAGAGGTCATGGCGGGCGGTCTCATCGCATTCCCTGACCACGGGATCCAGATGTTTTGCGAGTCGGTGAAACACAGCTTCGATTACGCACAGGGCTTCTCGACAGACGCCACACTCTCAGCACCATCTCTTCTCCCTGGGGCGCAACCTGACCGAACGCACAAGCCCGGCTTCGCGCTCGCCGGAAACGTCAACACAGTAGGCCTCGGTGCCTAATGACTAAAACGATTCCATCTAAGGCACCTGGCACAAGCCAGCAGATTGTTGTCCGTATCGAGAACGTCGATATGGTCAACCGTAGCGTCCACTGCTTCGAGAAGACCAAGGGTCGGATTGACGTATCCTTCCGGGACATCCCTGGCGGAGGATTGCTTCGCATCCCAGCGCAGGGAGAGCGCTGGACGGCCGAGCGTTTCGGTCACATCTGGCGCCTAACAGGTCGCCTCTCCTCCCATGATGAGCAGATCGCACTCTCAAAGCTCCTCGTTCCAGGAGACTCGCAGCTTTCAACGCCTGGCATCCTCTACATCGATGTCGATGAGATCGTTTTCAACGGTCGGCACATCGGCACGACTGTCCACGACACCTACAGCCAACCCCTCTCCCCTTTCACTGTTGTCACGCTCTCAGCCACTCCCGTAGATCAGGGCACCGTGATGCCCTATCTGAACGGGCTGCTCTGTCAGCAAGAGCTATGGAATCTCAGCGGTCGCACCCTGACGTTTCGTGCCCCCCTCGGCTTCGGCAACCTCGTCGTCTACTACGAGTCGTCAGGATTTGCACACGATGACACGGCGGTCGTATCAGGGAAGTCAAAGGTATCTGGCCTTGAATCCTACACCCCATAATGGCGCAGATCTGAGCCGTAATGGTTGACCCTTTGGAGTTGACCCTATGACCTGGAGTTTCCAAGTTTACAACGGGGATCTGAATATCTCGGGGCCGGGCGGATTTGCGACAGTAACCGGACAGCAGAAGCTTATCCAGGATCTCAAGGATTGGCTCCTCACTCCGAGAGGTACAGACCCGTTCCATCCCGATTTCGGATCTTCCCTCGACGGTGGCGTTATGCCTGACGGTACGGTGATCGAGGCCGCCATCGGCTCACTCATCACGGCCGAGTCCATGACCTCCATCGAGTCAGAGGTTCGTCGGGTGCTCAACGCCTACCAGCAGCAACAGTTGAATCGAATCGCTCGGGAAGCCCCGCTCTACGCTGGCCAAAACACCTTCTCGGCCGGAGAGATCCTACAGAGTGTCAACGATGTCAACGTTACTCAGGTTGGGCCAACACTTCTTGTAGCTGTCTCGATCACCACAGGTGATGGATCGGCTCTCACTTTCTCACAAGCTGTTACCTAGCCCTAAAGGACAGGGAGTTACCATTCTTACCGTCGATCAAATCGTCACTCAGATCATCAACCAGCTTCGGCTGCTAGACCCGACCGTATCGGCCGAGGTCGGTACGCCCGAGCGCGAGATCATCGAGGCCGTCGCCGAACTCATTGCGTCTCAGCAGGTTGACTTCACCGTCCTCAATCAGCAGTTCGACATCTCCTCGATGTCAAGCGGTCGCCTAGACGCCTACCTTTCCGTCTTCAACTTCGGCCGACAGCAGGCAACGCCCTCGAACGGCGCAGTTACGTTTGCTTCGTTGCTAGCGGCGACAACCGCAGTCACGATCCCTGCGGGAACACAGGTCATCGCCAACACGGCCTCGACCACACTCTCCAGCCTCACCTTCGTCACCACTCAGGCAGCTATTCTCGCTGTTGGTCAGACCACGGTCACCGTGCCGGTGCAGTGTACGATTGCCGGAACGATTGGCAACGTAGATGCAAACACCGTAGTTGGATTCGCCTCTTTGAACTCGATCTCAGGCATCTCCACGGTCACCAACGCCAGCGCCATGACGAATGGCCAAGATCAGGAGTCGGACACCACCTACAAGACTCGATTCCAGAACACCTTCCTTCGCAACGTCTCGGGCACTGACGACATGTACCTCGCTTTGGCGGTCTCGCAGAACGGAGTCTCGAAGGCAATCGTAGTCGGGCCGATCTCGCGCTATCAAGAGTACGTACAGGTGCCGAACTCAGACGACTCCAATCAGGTCACGCCATACGACACAGGCGGCACGATCTTCGCGCACAAGCGCACGACGGCCGAGTCTACGATTCCGTACTCGAAGACGACGTACGACACGAACTACTACCTCACAAATGGCACGCTTGATCCTTCCACTGCCCGATTCTACAAGCCTGGCGTCGATTACATCTTCAATACCCCGCCATGGAATGGGACTACCGGCGCTGTCGATTCGGCCCATCCCTATACCCCCGATATCACCTTCTTGAACCTTAGCGCCTCGGCTCTTGCGGGCGGAGAGGTCTTGCTGCTTGAGCATGCGTACATCTCGAAGAACTCTCGCAACGATCTCGGCTTCGGGATCCTCAACTGCGTGGACATCTTTGTCAACGGCGAAAACGACACATCCGCTGACTCCGTTGAGCTTGTCCCAACGGCTTCGAACAACCTTCAGAGCACCAACGCGAACATCTGGACATATCAGCATCCCGCCTCGACCACCGTCATCAACTTCAAGCGCGTCATCGATGGTACCCCCTCAGCAGTTGGCTCACGCATGCAGCCACTGTACTGGCAGCCGGTTGTGGCCATCCCTGACAACATCCAAGTCGGCACAGCTACTTACTACCAGGCCAACTTCTACAACACAGGCGACTCGACCTACTACAACCAGTTCGACGGGACGACCTACAGCCTCAAGGCGCACTACATCTTGGCACAGGAAGTCAATGGCTACTACGGGACGATCCGGTCGCGGAATGGCATCGAATGGTTCCTCTCAGGCAACAACTACCTCGGCGGTCAGTTGCCTACCGATTCTTCAACGAGCTACACAGGGCCGACCATCGATACGTTGGCCGGAACGCAGTTCACGGTCGAGGGCTATCTCTACGACTCGAACATCTCTGACCTCCAGGCGATCATGGAACAGAACAAGCAGACCACATCTGACGTGCTCGTTCACAAAGCGAAGCTCCGCTACTTCCAGCCCATTATCACCGTCATGTACACCTTCGGGACGACTCAGAGCGTTGTCAACGCTTCGATCATTGTCGCGCTGGCAAACTTCTTCGAGACCCAATACTACGGACAAGCAGTTCAGCTTTCGGACATCCTTCAGGTCATCCACAACGTCCCTGGAGTAGACAACGTTCGATGGACAAACCAAGACTCGTCGGGCAACAAGGTGCAGGAAGTCAATGCCGACGGCTCGGCTCTTTCTGGCGGCGCCGTTTACTTCACAACCGACTTCTTCGTTCAGGACAACGAGCTTGCTCAATCCCCGAATACCGATCCCGTAGTCATCACTGTCCGAGCACAGAATACATGGGGAACCTAGTTCACAAGTGGTGCCGTCACGGCTCCGTCACCACCAAACTTCGTTTTCACATCGGACGCCTGACCGTTCAAATCGACTGGTGGAATAAGCCATGCCCACGCTAGCCCAACTCTCAGGATCCTCGACGGCAAACCCGTCGATTGTCACGATTCAGACCAACAATCCAGTGGTCGAACCCCTGGACGGGCCAACTAGCGTCGATGATGTCATGGATCGCTTCCCGCCTGAGGTCTACCAGCAGGGACGCGACACCCACCTCTACCGATACCTCTCAGCCCTCGGAGGAGATTCCGGCGCCGGACTGATCAAGAACATGACCTTTAGCATTCGGCTCTACCTCGAAGCCGAAGGGATGTTCTTCCACGCTCTCGACCAGTTCTTTGCTGGGCAGTTCAACTTCAACCGCCTAGCGTCTGAGACCTATTACTTCGACACCTCTGGCGGACTGACTCCAGAGGAATGGAACGTGGTGCTGCTAGCAGATCAGTCATACAAGCAGCGCATCATCGAATACTTCACGGCTACCCGGCACGGAAACTCGCCCGAAGGTATGCGCGTCATGGGACAGGCCGGTACGGGCATCGAATGCGACCTCATTGAGAACTACAAGTGGATCTTCGATCAACTATCGGACGATCCCCTAGGCCTCGTTCCGCAAGGTTACACCGCTTCGACATCTGAGTTCATTCTGATCCCGAAGTTCCTCAACCTCTCGACCGACATCTACGACGAGGGCTTCGAGCAGATGCTCACATGGACTCCAAACATCACTCCGGCTTCTTTCACGACCACGCGACCGGCAACTGGATCGGCTGCGTCAGCATCTGGCCGAACCTACTCGACTTCGGCTCGGACGATGCTCAATCCCGATGTCGAGCGCAACGCCATCGACCTTTTCGACCAGCTTAGCTCGGTTGGAACGATAGCCACGATTCTGCCTGTCAACTCACAGTTCCTCAACGTCCCAATCGCTGGGATCCCGTTCGCATCTTCGACTCGGCTCAACGTTTCCCGATTCGTCACTGGGCAGTCCGGTGTCCCGTGGCCCGCTGTAAACGCA